GTAAGTTGGCAGGAATAGTTGCTATATCACGACCTGTGCCTAGTACATCTAACAGTTGATTTTGAGGTCTATAAGCATCACTAAACATACCAGTACCAATATCAAAGGCTTGTTTTTGCTCACCCAGTACTTGTTCCCTAGCACCTAAGTTAGCCTTGAGCATAGCCTCTTGTTCTGCTTGTGCTTGTGCTAATAACTCTGGAGAAGAACCACCGTATGCCGCTGACTGTACACCCATACGTCCTTGAGACAACATACGCTCTTCTAAGGCTAAACGCTTACGTTGTTCTTCAGGACGTTGTATGGCTCTTAAATCCTCATACAAAGCCGCTTGTGCTTGTCTAGGGTCGGTTATTGCTTGACCGAACATACTCCCTGCGCCAGTAAACAACTGTGACTGTAGTGCTTGTTCTTCAGGACTAAGTGACATTGTAAAGCCACCTGTGGAGTCAGTTACTGCTTGACCGCCTGTGGTGGATGCTACAGTAAAAGGTTTGAACTCTGCTTTACTTTCAACATCTGTAGCTACGCCACTAAGTAAGTCATAACCAAGTTGACCTGCCGCTCGTGCCGCTTCTTCGGCTTCTTTACCTGTGTAATAACCACTTACAGTGTCTGCTAGGTTCTGACCAAAGCCTGTTAGGTCTTGACCAGAGCCTGTTGGGTTCGGACCGTTTGTTGGTAATGCGCTCATTAGAACGTACCTCCGTCAATAGTGAAAGTACCCGCTATAGTACCTGTTAAAGTTGTAATGCCTGTAATATTGAAGTTTACAGCAGTGCTTGTACCCGTTATTGTTGCATTCTGGCTGTTAGCTTTAGAATTTACAGCCGTTTTAATAGCATTAAATTCAGAATCAAATTCAGAACCCCTGATTAGTTTATTAGGGTTTCCTGTCGCAAGCCCGTCTTTTGAACTAAATCCTACCTGTCTTACATAGTTTGTCATTATTTTGCTCTCCCTAATAAAACTTGTACATCTATTCTTTGTATTGAGTAAGGACTACCGTCAATAGTTGCTTTAAGACCAATAGTAATTACTTTGCCGTTTCCAGAACCCTGTGTTGCGGGTGTTTGGACTAATAAACCTGAACTGTATTCTGAACCCACATAACCTGTTTCGTTTAAAGGTGCTGAATATTCTGAAGTAACATATCCCGATGTTTCAGTAGCAGTAAATTTACTGACCTCTCTAATAGCGGGGCTTGAAACACTTACAGTTTGTCCTATATCGTTGCCCTGAAAAAGAAGAAGACTGTCATTAGCCGTTGCGGTAAAAATATTAGAGTAACCGCCATTTGTTAAAGGACTGGTAGAAACAGAACCGTTTGAACCAGAAAGGTCATCACCTGTTTTTACTACAAGTCTTCCCCCCGTTCCGTCTGCGGGCGCGTTGTCTACAGTATATGTCAAAACATACTCAGTACCTGCTATTAAAAGATTATTGCTAGACGAGTCAATAAGAGTTTTGTAAACTCTGTCTGTTCCTGTTATGGATGCTGAGTTATTTTCATAATTTATTACGCCAGTGTCAGCCCAGCTTTGGGCAGTAAAAGTAGTAGGACACTTACTAAGAGGTACTGCGCTGAACTCTTTAGCAGTCGGTTCAGCATCTGGCGGCGAAAAGGGGCGAGATTTTACAGTACTGGGGTCGTAGTCATAGTACCAACTAAGAATTGAGTTTTCCCCTACATTACCAACTACAGATGTTTCAAATTTTTTCAAAAACTTTAAATTAGAAGGATTCCCAAAATCCATAGGATTGCTTTCATATTCTAAAAAATAAGTTGTTGCAATACCACTTAAATTAGTATCTGTATGTGTATCATAAATATAAAAACCACCCAGTCCTGAAATATATAAATTATTTTTACGGTCTAAACAAAAACCATAGGGTTTTAATTGTGACCAAGTAGTTGTTTTTGCAGAACCGTTGGGAAGACGCTGTTTCAAATCAAAGCAATATACAATGTCTTCATCAGGTATTGACAATAAATAAAAACCATCTTTAGGACTGTACACGGATTTTACATCGCCCGTGTTTCTGTCAAGAGACGCTAATAAATCATCACGTATGTTTGAGCTTAAATCTCCAATAGCTACTGATTTTTCTTGTATTGTGCGACCTAAACTACGTAAACCGTTAGCTGACAAAAATATAATATCAGAGCCTGTGTTTTGTACAGAATCTCTTTCGATACAACCTATACCTTCAATAACATCTTCAAGAATCATATTGGCAGGACTTTCTGCTCCTGAATAAATTACTATAGAGTGTCTTCCAAAAATTACTAAAAATCCGTTGTGTGCCGCCAGTGCAACAATTTCGTCATGTCCTGTGTTCCATACTGTTGTTAAGTCTAAAGAACCTGAAGTACCTCCAGACCATGCGTGACCGTTTAAAAGGTCGGAAAAATAAACCGTTGCTTTGCTTCCAGTCACATCAGCCGCCCAGACGCGCCCATAAGCCGCTATTGCTTCGTTAGCATAAGGAGCATTCCCAGTAGAGTGAGCGTGCGAAGAAAAAGGTTCTAACTGGTAAGTCCCTTCATTGTCATACCAAATTAAAGGCTCTTGGTCTCTACTGAAAAAGAAAGCATGGTCTTGAAGGCTAATTATTTTCCAATCAGAGGTTGTAATGGTGTGGTCGTTTGGAAAAGTACCTCCGCTTGCTATAGGGTTAGTTAAGTTGTGAGTCTCCCCTCCCAATACGTGAGAATAAACCTGATTGTTATGAGACAATAAAAAAATATCGTTCCCGTCTGGGTCAATAAACTCAAACGCGCTCACAACGGGAGCAAGCCCAGTAGTAGCGTCAATGCTATCTATTATTCTTGTTCCCTTTCTAGCCCCTATTCGACCAAATTTATCAATAACGCAGTTGTTTGCTTTCCGAGCAAAAGAAGTATCAATAGATGTTGGAGAGTCTTGGGTGTTTATGCCCCCAAAACCCGCCGCTTCGATAGATATTGTCTGTAGTTGTTGTGCCATTATACTGTATACCAGATAGTTTCAGAAGAAGAATGACGTGCCGCGTCTAAAGCAATAGCATCAGCTAAAGCAGAGTCAGCTATGTTAAACAATTCTTGAGAAGAACTACCGCCTGTTTCTCCTCGTTCTCTCGCGGCAAAGGCTACTGCATATTGAATAACGGGAGAAGAAGGCACTAAAATAGGATTAGCGTCCTGAGCCATTACATCTACTCGTGGCTGTACCACGTTAATATTTATATCATAAACACCATCAGGGGTAGGGTATAGACGAATATTAGGTTCGTCACTTGCCGATGTTCCGCTGAATGTTTGATAATAAGCAGGAGAGCCTGTTGTTGGATTCAAATCAAAATTATTAGACCAACCGTCCGATACTTGCCTTAAGAATGCTTTTTGTGTTTGGTTTGTAGCAGTTAGTATCTTAACTCTGCTAGAAGTGTCTGCTGAATTTGAACCTGTGTTTCTTAAATTATAAGTAGATTGGTCTGCCGTGGTAGAAAAAGAGATAGTTTCTCTTAGATAACTCCAGTCCCAAGCGTCCTCTACAAGCCTGTTAGAATCGTTAACAAACTCGCCAATCAGCTTGCTGTAGTCATTATCTGTAACCGAGGCTACTTCGTTTTCACGCAGTCTTCTTAGTACACTGTTTACTAGTTGTAAGTAAGTCATTATCCGTACCTTCTTCTGTTTGTTGGACTAAGCATTCTTTGTGTAGACTTAATCTCTGTATCAAATTTAAATAGTTCTTTACCAAATAAAGACTCTGTAGCCGTTCTTTGTTGTTGTTGTCCCTGACCGCCTAGCATACCTCCAAGTAAGTCGCCCCCTGCTTCCACCAAATCTCCTAAAGGACTATCAACAGCATCTATAATATCATCAATAGGGTCTATAATGTCTTGACCCACTTCCCCTACAGTTTGTAACACAGGGTCTACTACTTCTTCACCAAATGTATCTACGACATCATCAATAGGGTCTATAACCGTATCGTCAAAAGCACGTCCTGCGTCTAAGATGTCATCCTCAACATCCGATGTGAAGTCTGAAATAGGCTGTACAGCTTCTTCAACTACATCACCTACCGCCTTTACTCCTTCGTAAACAGGCTTGACTATAGGCTCTACAGCATTTCCTATTGCTGTTCCTGTCGCAACAACAGCGTCTCCTGCTTTTTCAAGCCACTCAGGAGTTTCAATTTCCCCTATTTGATTTCCAATGTCTGAAAGCACATCACCTACAGTATCACCAACACCTGCGACAATCGCATCACCTGCATTTTTCTTAAAGGACTCTTCAACTGATTTTCCCTCAAGACCGTCTAGTGTTGTGTCTACGATTATTTTTTGTTGAACCTCTGATAGCTTGTCTAGGGGAATACCTATATCATCAAAGGTTTGTAAAACATCATCAAAAGCAATATCAGAAACTTCGTTTCCCGCCCATGTCTTTGCCGCCGTTTTGATTACGTCTTCAAGGTCTCCTCCTGATGTGGCTACTTTACCTCCCTGAATAACAGGCGCGATGGGAGGGTAAAGTATAGACGCTACATCAAGAACAATGCCTATGTTTTTTTCAAAAGTAGACTGTTCGCGGTATACAGGTGCTATATAGCTAAACGCGCCTACCTGTCCAACCGTACCGTTTTCTTCTACTAAATTACCCGAAGGTATACGATTAAAAGCCGTTCCTGTATTAAAGTGAACGTCTCCTCCTTTAAAGGCTTCAAACTCTAAGTTTACGGCAGGGTCTTCTTTAAAATAACTTGCCGCTTTATTTCCTAGTTCTTCTCTTTGCGCTCCAATCATGTAATCACCCATGACTGCTTCTTGTAAAGCCAATGCTTTATATTCTTCGTGCTTTAAATCAAAACCGTTTTCGCTTTCAAATTTATGATTAGCGGCAAGGTCATCATAATTCTGTATATCCTCTAACGTATCAAAATTAGGAGCACCTTTATCTATAAGTTTTTGTATGCTTTGTTTTTCTTCATCCGTTGTAGCGTTTTCAAGACTTTTTTGAAGGCTTTGTACATAATAGCTGTCTGCGCTGTCTTTAGCGTTTTGAAAATCCGCAGGACGTGAATAATCAATTGTTCCATCTGTACGTGCAAGTCTTTGTTCAGCAGGACTTAGCCCAGAATAAGCCTCTCCATAATCAAAATCATAAATTAAATTTTTATACTGTTCTTGCTCACCGATATAAATATTAATATCTTGAGGTCCTGATGTTTCTCCTGATACGAAGTCTTCTTTTATTTCATCGTAAAGACGTTCGTCTCCTTTAGCCTGATTATCTTCATCAAAGTAACTTGTAAGTTTTAGAGAATCGTCTACCACTTCGTTGTCAAAAACGGAAAGGTCGCCCCCTCCAGAACTAGCCATTCCCGTGCGCTGTTCATTAAAATAAATCTCTTCTCTTTCTTTTTGAGAAGGCGTTGTTGCCATTCTTTCAGCAACTCTAATTGCTTCTTGTCTCTTTTCTTCTTTTATTTTTTCTTTTTCTTTTGCAATAGCCGTTAACTGCTCAGGCGTTTTATACGCTTCAACATTTTCTCTAATACCCGCAGGGCTATAGTTAAGTGAGCCTTGAGCCGCTTCTTGTAACACTTTTAATTCAGCGGCTTTCCTAGCTTCTTCCGCGTCTTTAGCCGCTTGTTGTTCAGGAGTTAAGAAAAACATACTCATTATTTATTCCTCTCTACGCCTTTGGCTTTTTCTAT